CTCCTAAGTTTTTCTTTCAATATATTATGTTTTATATGTGGATAATATTTTTTTACATCTATTTTCAAACAATATTGAGTGTTATATTTATCTTTCATAGCATTTTTAACTCTTTTCAACCCAAAATGCATACCTCTTCTTGGAATAGAACTGTAAGTATCATAGATAAATGACTTTTCAAATATAAAATTTATTTCTTGTAATATTGCCCATTGAACTATTCTATCTGGATAATACGGTAACTTGGATATTTGCCTTTTCTTTCCTTTATCTATCCTTTCAAACACTTCATAATCAGACACTTTATAAGTCTTATTTACAAGCATGTTTCTTATTTCCTTTGCATAAAATTCTGGGTTCCCATCTACCATTTTAACTTCTTTGTAAAAAGTTTTGCCTTTTCTCGCGTTTATATGAGCTATTTTTAAATTTTCTATATCTGTTATTTTTTCGTATAAATATCCATATCTTTTCAAAGCTATAACCTCTCTTTTTGCTTGTTTGTACTCTTTGAGCTTTCGACAATGCTACTAACACAAATTTCACGAGTTTTATATTTTTGACCAAGGGGTCTGGAAAAAGAACGGCACAGTACAAGCTAGGTGGGCGCCGATATTACGATTAGAATTCGACGGAGAATTATTCAAATTAAGCGTTAACAAACCGGCTTGAGAACCATTATTCCAATTCGCACCCGAATGAGTGACTTACGTTCTTTTCCCTTTATTTCAATTCATTATTTTTTAAAAAACAATGAGGTCGGTTTACAAAAACCGTTAAACCTCCCTAAAACCTGCAAGGCGGGCGCCGATACCACGACCAGAACTCGACGGAGAATACTTCAAAAGAAGCGCTAACAAACCGGCTGGAGAACCATAATACCAATACGCACCCGAAAGAGCGATTCTTTCACCGACGTTATACCACATATAGTCTGTTAGATAAGTGCTGGAACTACCTCCGAAAGAAACACTTGGAATTATACCCCAAGGTATCCTCTTGTCAGCTTTGTCTACATAGCCACCTCTGTATTCTGTGACATCTTCTCGAGGATAAAATTCTTTCATGTTTGATGGCGTAGCTATATCGTTTTCTTCGCCAAAATATAGTCCATTAGCATTTTTAAAGAATCCATCTAAAAATTCCCAAACGTTACCCCAAAGATTTTCTATCCAATTAAATCTAAAAGGATAAGTTACAGTTGCCCCGGTTGCACCGTTTTCTAAAGCTGTTAATTCAACTTCTCCATCCATTAATGAACCTAAAGATAAAGTGTGTCCTGTGTTTTGACTATGATTACCTGTTCCTGAATCTAAGTTTGTGATACCTTGACTTAAAACTGATTGACTATTTAAGTCTGCATATTTCAAAGCAAACATATCTGCTAAAAACCCATAGTGATATCCAAGCTTTAAATGAAATCCATGGCCTGCGTCTGGAGTTCTGTTTTTAGCTGCTGTTCTAAATTGGTCAATAGTTTTTAATGTCGTTGGTTGAACAAACGGTATGGAACGCAATCTATTATCTACATCAACATAACCCTCAAAAGGAGCTATTCTATCATAAACAACTTTGTTATTTCTTATAAAATTCGGATATAAAGAATACCCTATCTTATAATCATAACTAACTCTTTTTTGCCATTGCCCATTTACAAATTCAAATTTATAATAAGTGGGAGGAACTTCTATCATATAATCTACTAAATCGTTATCTGCACTTGTTATACCAGCTGTATTAGTAAATTCACCTTGTTTCTGACCTGTTATTTTATCTACCGCTATAAATTTCCATTTACTCCAATCTAACATTATTGCACCTCCAATGCTGAACTTGGGTTATTATCATCCCATACATAAGAACTTTCAATAAATCCTCCATCAATTATTGTTAATGCTGTTGACGGGTCTTGAACTGTATCTGTAGTTAATATTGTTAACGCTGTAGATGGGTTTGTAGTATCCCATTCATAGCCATCGCCAGCTCCTTCTGTGTATAAATTCCATATATACCCAGTATCTCCATAACCTTGGTATTGGTCTACTTGAAAAGTTGTATCCATTAAATAATCAGAGTCTAAAATAATAAAACCTTCAGATTCTACTATATCAAAATGATTACCAATAATTTTTATATTAGATAGCGCTTCAATAAAAGTTTGTGGCTCATGATTTAAAATTTCTTTCGTAAAAGATACTAACTTTGTTGGAGCATAAGCTTGAAGATTATTATTCTCGTTGGCAATTAAGTATTCTTTTTCTTCCCCATAAGCAAATGGGTCATAACACACAAAATTAAATGTAATTTCAAATACTCTAGCGTTGAGTAACGCTCCGTGTTTTTCATAGCTTAAAGGCTCATTTGCCAATCTAACATAAAAAGTTTTACCATCATCGAATTTTAACTCACATTCTTTATTATAAGACCGAGTTATTAACTTTATCAAATCATCTTTCTTTTGATAAACGTTTTCATCTTTTTTGCCATATACAAATCCAGTAATAGATAAACTACGTTTATCAAACCTATCATAATCAGGGATATTTAAAACACCATCTACAAAATCAAAAGTTAATTCTTTTGAAATTATTGGTGGCATACCTCTCCCTGATTCTTCTTTTAATACAAAGTTATAGTTAGCTTTTAAGTCTATCCCATTAAAAAACATACTAATGCCACCTTTCATTACTATATAAAATAGTTTTAAACCCTTGTGTTAATAAAAACGTTCCAATCAAAAAAACCATAGACCAAATAAAAATAAACGGTTGTGAATTATGAAACCCATAAATAAAAGCAAAAACATAAAAACCTAAAAATAATATATGTGAATATTTAATATATAATTCATCAGCCATAAAAGCAAATAATAAATTTAATACTAACATACTTTCTAGAAAAACATGTTGATTTTGAATTAATAATCCTCGGAAAATAATTATTACTGGTATAGAAAACACAAAGATGCGTAAAGCTCTATTCTTTATAAATATAATGCAATATAATAATGACAAAATAAAATAATGCAACATAAGTGAGACTATTAAAGCTTGAATATCAAATTCAGAATAACTTGTATAACCACCTGAAAAAGTAATAAACTTACCTAATACTAACATTAAATAACTTGCCATAGTAAATAACATACCATAAAAATTAGTACTTGCTTTAAAATCATAATAATAATATAAATTAATGATAGCGTTTATTAAAATTATTAATGAAATTATCTCTCCTATTATTGTAAATATCTCGAACAACTGTATCAATCCTTTGCTTTTGTTTAAGAATTTTGTAAGTGTTATATCCAACAAATATAATAGCAGTAAAAGCTAAAAGAAAAAATATTAAATTCATTCTTTATCTCTCCTTTTATCCATTTCCAAAAACGTTTTATATAAATCAGTATTATTATTAATACTTTGTACATTATGCTCGTCCATCTTTTGCATCATCCTTTCAAATCCTCTTTCTAAATCATTAATGTTCGCTCGATTAAGCTCGTTAGCTTTAGCATTTTTTTCATTTATTTTAAGTAACATAAAAATAAAAACCTGTTGGCAAATCAAAACAAACACCAAAATCCACATCAAAGCAGGGTATGGGTTATAAGACTCTAAGTTTTGTCCTGAAGATACTGCACTTGCTCCACTTGTTAGTACCTCTATAAAGTCTGACATATGTCATCACCCCTTTTAATATGTTAAAAATAAAACTTATTATAATTACTCCTATATGCCGTTTAAAAAGTCAATTCATTTAACTTATTTTCATTTTAATTTATTGTTTCAATGCGTATGCCTATTCGTATTGAAATGTTAAAAAAACTTTTTTATTAATATAATCGAGTTCTTGATTTAATAGCTTAACATTCAACTCTTCTAAAACAGTATTATTCTCTATAATTTTTAGTGTACCTTCCTTTAAAAGTTCTGGCACATTAATGTCATTAATAATTACAAAAATATTCTTATTTATAAACATTTTTCTTATGTTTTCACATTCAAAGTCTTGATTATCATATTGAATTATCATTTTTTCATCTCCTCTTTTTTTTAATACAAGAAATATTCTACAAAAATATACGCTTGAACACGTGCTAAATTGTCTGCTGAAATATTAATTATTTCCCCATCACTAATATCAATATTGCTAACATCTAATTTGTTGTCAGTTGTTACAGTCCAACTACTTGTACCTTTTGACACTGTTATTGTCGCTGTATTTGTCGATTCATAAATACCAAAATTGATGGGATGGGTATGGTCTGGTATACCTATATTTACTGAATGAGTATGATTTGCAATGCTAATTGTATGAGTATGTTCCCCACCTACTCCCATAACTGCCCATGGAGTATGTTGATGTGCACCATTAGTAGTCGTATAACTGCCAGTAATATTATGACTATGATCTCCATTCTCAGTCATTCCTAAACTTTGACCATGCATATGCCCACCTTCAGTACTTGAAGTTGATGTTGATGACCCACCCGCACTTGAAGTAGTAGTATGTGAATAAGAACCACCAGCACTTATGGCGTTTGAATATGCTCTAAATTTTTCTGCTTTTACTATTATTCTTGCTGTTCCACTTGAAACTCCTGTTCCATCTGTATTTTTTGGAATATAAATAGGTATCGCCAACGAATAATTTGCATCTATTTGGTCAGACATTGAAAGCGTATATATTTGTCTAATTCCTTGTGCGCTTAGCAGCATTTTTGAACTTTGCCCTTGAATTTCAAATTTGCCGTTATTTATTCTTAATCCTGCTGTTGAATCTGATAAAGCCTTATAACCTAAATCAATGATATTAGGTATAGTCAACTTTTGGTCAACTACTAATTCCAAAGTTTTAACTAATTTATCTGCTGTTATTGCACCAGCTTGAATTTTATCTGCTGTTATTGCACCAGCTTGAATTTTATCAGCAGTAATAGTCTTTGCTTTTACTAATCCACCATCTATATATGTCATACCATAACTTAAAGAATAAAGTTTTGGTAAGCCAGTTTGTAACTTAACTACTCCTAAAGCAAAATAATAGTATCCTGCATCATAAGTGTTATTCAGCTTACTGGTAGTTAAATATATACTATTATTAATACTCGTTGGGTCGATTTTTATATCTGGAGTTATTTCTTCTGTTCCTTCTTGTATTTTCACATAAATAAAATAATTTCCAACACTTAATCCTGTTATACTACCAGTTAATATTGATGCAGTTACACTTGGATTAATGGCTAAAGAAAAATCAAATGTTGTCCATGATATTTTATTCCATATGAAATTATCTGCTGTTTCGTCTGCATCAAAAGCAAGGTCTGATACTAAAAAGTTTCTATCTTCTGACCCTATTCTAATGCCTTCAGTTAATGTATAATCACCATAAAAGTTACTGTCTATAAGCAATCGCCATTGCTCTTCTTGAAATTTAGCTTTTAATGCAGCTTGTTGCACGTCTATCTTTAATGCATCTTTAGCGTTGTAAATATCTGCCATAGTTGCTTCTTTTTGATTATACGCATAAGCTTTAAACCTATTAAAATTTTGTAATACAAGGTTTGTATATTCAACTCCATCATACGCATATTCCATTATTCTTACTATTTCGCCTACATATCCATAAACTTTTTCATATTCATTTGGATTTACTGAATAATTATGTGTTAAAAAAGTTTCACCATTTATCTTAACTTCTAAGAAACCACTTCTTAACAAAGATGTATTATTTGTTAGTGTGATTCTCAATACTTTTTGAATAGTTTGGCCTACCTCTAATGAACTAACCTCAACTCCATCAATTGCAAATGATAAATCTATATTATCATCACCTGTTATAGTTAAACTATCTATTTTTAATGGACGTGTTCCATCAACTATTCTAACTGTATCACCAATATTTAATTCATTGGTTTTAAGTCTATCTATAGTATAAGTAATTTGTGGGTTTTTATGTTGAATCAAATATTGTTCGCCTTGTTCTAAAACAGCTTGGCAAGCTTCGTTTACTTGTTGAACATGTATATAATCTGTAAGAGTGAATGTAAAGTTTTTATTAGAAACATCACCTGTAGAAATTAGCCAAGAATCATTTTTCCTTAATTTGTCTGTTTCTTCTTCTTTTGGGGGATATATATATAAAATTCCGTTAGTATAATCTATACTATCAATTATAAATCCATCACCAGAAAACATTGTAGAATAATCATAAAAAGCAACTCTTGCTTTTTGTTTATGTACTTCTGATAAGTCTACGTTTGCAATTAATTCTGGTGTAACTGTAATCGCCCAAGAACCACTAACAGATGGAGCAAAATTATTAATCTGGCCGGAAATTAATTTAGGTTGGATTTCTGAGAAAGTAATACTTTTTTCGATTGGATGTGATGGAATAGTATTATCTTCAATAAAAAATTGAGGGGTACTTGCATTCCATTTAATATCATTAAAAAATATTTTTTGATTAATTTGCGATACATAAATATCTTTAATTAATTTATTATCTGCAGTAAGAAGTTTTAGCTTAGCTAATTGGTTAGTGTCAGAAGGAAACCCATTAATAGTAATAATGGTTGTTTCAGTATTTATTGTAAAATTTGTGTTAAAAGCAACTCCACTTAAAGATAATTGTGTTTCTGGAATTGCAGAATCTTCTGCAACAACTATTTTCCCTGTAAACGTTGCCGCAGCATCATCAAACTTTCCATGAAATGGATATTCTAATAAATCAGGGTTCGCATAAGCATAAAATTTATTGGGCTTTAAATTATTATAAGAATAATTAATGGGTAACCCTGATGTACTTCCATTTGGAAATACTCTTGTAACTACATCTTTACTATCAACACTTTTTGAAACATTTGCTGAATTAATACCATCAATAACATTAACTTGTGGTATTGTGTTGCCTATAATATCAGCAATAACTATTTCCATATTTGTTCCATTTATTCTTGGTATAAATTCTATATTAAAACGTTCTGCAATTTTTTGTAAAGCAGAAAGGCAATTATCATCTTGAAAATCAATGTCTCGTTTAGCGTCTAAGTTAACATCGCTATTAATTACTATATTATAAGGAATTAACTGTTGCAATAAAGAATCTGCCCCAATAAGTTCTTCTAATCTAACATTAGCATAACTAAATTGGGAAAAATAATTATCTGGGCTCTGATATACAATATTTATCAGCTTATAAATTTCATGCTCAGCAGTAACATTTGTATAATCACCTTTTTTACTATTTATCTGTTTGACATGATACCAATCATTAAGAACGTCACCGATTTTAACTTCTGCTTGTACAGAAGTTTCGATGACGTTCACTCCTAATAAAGTTTTTTTAATTGTGGTATCTTTTGATGGGTAAAGTGTATCATTTATTTTTATCATTTTATCACCTTTATTTTATTTCAAATCTAGGGCTTAAAGTACGAACTACCCTCACATCAATTATACCATGTAATTTATTATTAATAGATACCAAATTAGAATTTATTCTGTCTAAATAATCAAAAGTTGCATTATTATTTTGAGCAGATAAAGTGTTAATTAAAGCAGCCATTCTTTGATTCATAGTGTTAAAAACTGCAACTATTCTATTGCCAGTTTGCTCTGTTAGCGACGCTCGCACGGCATCAGCATCTGAATGAATTTGGCCGGCCACCTGTTCAGTAGTATCTAAAATATCACCAAACACGCCTTCTAATATAGCGGCTACATCTTCGCCCATATCTTCCCAATTAATTTCTCTAAGTTTGGCTATAGCTTCTTCAATAGAAATTTCACCTTCTCCTAAAGCATTAAATATTTTATCTAATTCTTCTTGAGCGAATTTCATAACATATTCATCAACTAAAGCTTTCATTAAAGCATTTTTAAGTGTTTCTTCCATTGATTCACCAAATCTTTGTACAAAATCTTCATAAGATGTAGCATTTTGAAAAGCACTTTCTATATTGCTTACTATAGTGTCTACAGAAAAACCAATTGTTTGTAAATATTCTAATCTTACTGTTTTAGCTAATTCTTCTATTTCTAATCCTAACTCTTTAGCTTTGTTTTTAAGTTCAGCAAATCTTGCTTTTTCATCTTCTTTTGTACCAAACACCCAACCCCAAAAGTCAAATCCAGTGTTTGTCTTATAGCTTAAATCATCTTCTAATGTTGCCATCTCATCATAAACTGCTTTTAATTCATTTTCCAATGCTTGCAATTCTTCTTGTTGACTTTGCAAATTAGATACTCTAGTAACTTGAGCTCTTCTCTGCTCATAAGCAGCTATTATTTCTTCAATATTTTGTTTATGTTCTTTTTCTTGTTTAGATATCGTATCATTGGCATCAATAATATCGTTAAGACGTTGGAATATAATGTTTACACCACTTGTGATTGCAGGGAGCCAATTCCCAGTGGCCAACCCACTTCCTATATTAAATGCTAAATTTACAAGGTCTTCTGCTGCTCCATTTGAATCTAATAAATTGTCTAATAGCTTTGCTGACTCCGTAACTACTAACTTCATAGTATCTAATTTTAATTTTTCTAATTCAATGCTTTTTTCTTGTTTCTCAATTTGAATATCTAATTGATTTAAAGTGGCTTCTATATTTGTAATTTTTTCTTTTAGTTTTTGTACTTCTTCATCTGATAACTCATTAATATTTTGAGCAAGCTGTTTTCTATATTCTGTAAGCTCATTAACTTTTGTACTTCTTTTTTCTTCTAAAAGATATAAATCACGTTCTTCAGCAGTTAAATCTTTAGTGGCAGATAAATAATCAAGCATTTTAGCCGTAACTTCATTTAACACATTTAACTCATTTGCATAATTTTCTTTAATTTGTTGAATAGTTAATCTATTAATTTCTTCTTGTATATTTTGATGCTCTTTTTTTAAATTATTTTCTTCTTCTATCAACTTATTCATCTTTACTTGATTTTCTTCAGCCTGCATATCATTTTCTTCTCTTAATCTTCTTTGCTCAGCTCTGTTTTCTAATCTATCTTGTTCAATTCTATTTAATTCATCATTATAAGCATTGATTTGTTTAGCCGTATTCTCCATTTGAGTATATAGCCTAAGTTTATCCTGCAATAAAATGTTTTGTTGCTCATCTTCTTGAACCAAACTTGCTTGTATTTCTTCCCACTCAGATATTGTTTGAACAATTTGTTTATATTCTGCTTCATTATCTATAATTAATTGTTTTTTATTTTCTAAATCTGAAATAATATTAGAAACTATTTGTTGCTGGTCTTCTAAACTAAGATATTCCAATTCATATAATTCTATGTTTTCTTGAATACTTTTACTAATTTCATCTATATTTATCATATTTTCTAATTCGGATATAACTTGATTCCTTTCTGATAAAAACTCTTCAAAACCAGAAACATCAAAAACTCCACCAGCACTAAATTTTTCTAATGCTGCTTCTACGTCGTAAGCGTTTTTAATAATATCTTGAGAAATTTGTTCATAAACATTTGGAGCTTTTTGATATAAAGTATCCAATAAATTAACCATTTTCGAATTAATTTTTTCTATATCATCTATATAATTGCTTAAATTTCCTCCAATAAATTCTTGATTTGCCATACCTGTTAAAGATAACCCTCTTGTAATATCTTTTAAAGCAAAATTGCCTTTAGTAGCTAAATTACTTATTTCTTTTGCATATGCATTGGTAACTTGAGTAAAGAATTCATTATAAATATCGTTTAAATATGCTATTCTAAGTTTAATATCATTTTTTTGTTCATTTGTTAATGACTCGGTTGCTAATTGTTTTTCTAAAGATTCTATCTGTTTAGTTATATCATTATAAAAAGTTTCAGCAAAAGAAAAATTATTTCCCTTAAATTGCTGAGAAATCCATTTATTAAGCCGCTGATATTCTTCTTTTATAGCTTGTGCATTTTCACTTTGTAGCATTTCTATAGTTTCATTAATACTTGCCAAAATTTGTGATTGTAACTCAGGGAAATCAACTAATTTATCTATATCTTTCTTTAAATTGCTTAATTCTTCTATTGACATAGCTTTAAAATCAAGAGAAAAAGTTCTATTTATAATTTCTAAATATTCGGAAATAGCGTTAACATTTTCATCTAATTTTTGAGAATATTCAGATTCAGTTATCTCTTTAGATTTTAACTTATCAGAAAGTTTAGATTCATAATCAGAAATTAAAGATTGTAACCAACTATTATAAAATGCAACAACGTTTTTATTGGTTGTCTCTTGCATTTTTTCATAATTAGTTTTAATTAAGACAGCTAATTCTTCTGCAGTTGCTCCTGCAGTTGTTGTAACTGTATCAGCACTATTAATAATCGTATTAATTTGTTGTACTTTTTCTAATAAATTCAATCTACTATCATCAATTATTCTTTGAATATCCTGCCCATAAATAGCAGTTAACACATCTCCAAAAACATCTGTAAAATTATCAAAAGTTTTTTCTAATTCATCTATATTTTTCTGAGCTAGTTCAACTTCATCAGGAGACGCTGATAAACTTTTAACATCACTTAAATATCCCAAATATACATCTTCAACACCAGCGGAAAATGTTTTAAAAGAATCTAATAACTCTTCTTTAATAGCTTTGTAAGTAGCAGTATTTTCTCCATATTCTCCAGACTGGAATAGTTCTACCATACGATTAATGCTTTCTAAAAATGAAGTATACGTTCCAGTTATAGCTTCAAAATTTTGTCCTTTAAATGCAGATAAATTATCAATAGAAGCATTTAACTCCTCTAACCTAATATCTGTAGATTCTAAAGATAAAGTAATTTGATTCATTTCTCTAATAGAGCTGTTTAACATTTCAAATTTGCCATTATATACACTAATTACATCTCTAAAATTTTTATTTAATGCTTTTGCAAAATCAAGCATAGAATCATATTCCATAGTTCCTATTAAACCTTCTATTTGATGCCTAGCAGAGTTAAAATTATCTAAAGAAATACCTGATTGTATTATTTTTAAAAATTGTTCACTCTGAGTAGTAGTTGTTTCTAAAGCTTTAATAAAAATATCTTGAGCTTGTTGAGGTATATTATTATAATACTCTTTAAAAGCTTCTGCTGAATAAGCAAGCCTTTCTATATCTGTTTTACTCAAAGTAAATTCATTTTCATTTTTTTTATAATTATTTTCAATTTCTTCAAGACTAGAAATAAGACTATTTTCGAATTGTTCTTTAGCTGTTTTAGTCGCTTTAAATCTTTTAACAAATTCATTTTCAGAAGATAAAATAAATTCAGTATACTGCCTGCCAGTACTTTGAATAGTTCTCTTTTGTTCTTCAACTATATTTTCTATATCAATGCCTTGTTCTTCAGCTGATTTATATAATTGTTCTCTTGCAGATGACAATTGTTCTTGAGCTTCTAACCTAGCTTGTTTAGCCATACTTCTTTGAAGTTCCAAACGATTAAGTTCAATATCAAAAATTTGTTGTAATAAATCTCTTCTAATCTCATATTGTCCATTAACCAAATTAACAGCAGTTTGTAATTGTGGATATTGGTCAATGATTTTCTCAATTGCCTTTTGTTCTGATTCTGCGTTTAATCCTAATTCAACTTTTTCATTAAAATCATTTGTTGCCTTAACTAAATCACCGAAATTTTTGACTAAACTCGATGACGTTTTTTCTGCTTTAGTTAAAGCAGATTGCATTCTGCTAAATGCTTCACTAGCTTCATATATTTGTTCAGCTCCAAAGTCATCCATTGCATCATTTAATTCTCCCATAACATCTACCGCTTTTTCTGACTCTCTAGTCATCCCCATAATTAAAGAAATAACTGTAGGAGCTGCCGCTATAACTACATTTAAAAGTGCTGTCCATGGGTTAGATTTCCATATTTTACTTAAAATTCCAAATAAAGATTTTAATAAAGGGGCTAAAGCAGCCACAATTGTTGTTAACGCGCCAATTGCAATAGTGGTTGAGTCTAATTCTGCTACCCATGCGGCAGTATTAGCAGCTAACTCATAAAACCATGAAGCTATAGGAGCTGTAGTTTTACTTAACTGTGCCATTGCTGCATTTAATTGATTTTTCATTAATTCTTTTTGTCTCTCTAAACTTTGATTTGTATTTTCAATTGCATTTGCAGCTATGCCTTCTTTTTCACTCATCTCATCTAAAATGTTTAAATACACTTCAGAAGAACTACCTAATAAAGCATATGCTGCTCTAGTGGCTTGTATCCTTGGAAACATTTCTCGCAATATCTTAGTCGTAGATGTTCCCATCTCAATTAGCAAATTATTATTTTCTCTTAAAGAAGCAGACATTTCTTTTACAAATCCAGATAACCCTAAAGATTGTAAAGCTAATTCACTCATCTCAACGCCTAACATATTAGCTGCTTGCACTGCTTGGTCAGCTGGAGATACTATGTTTTCTAACATTCTTGCTAAAGATGTTGCTGCTCTTGAAGCAGGAAGTCCTACCCTAGTTAAAGCTGCCATTGCACTCACGACTTCTTCTAAACTTACCCCAGCTGTTGAAGCTACAGGAGCTATCATACCCATAGAAGATGTAAGTTCATCCATCGTAAATTTACCTGTTTGTAATCCAACAAATAAAGTGTCTAATACTCCACTTAAGTCGTTTGCATCTATTTTCCATGCATCCATAATGGTAGTAAGCGTTTTAACAGAATCTTTTAGCTCTATAAATCCTATCATTGATAAATCAGTAGCAGATTTTAAAACCTTAAAACTATCAGCTGCATCAACACCAGCTGCTACTATTGTTCTCATACCTTGTACTAACTCTGTCATTTCAAATGGCATTTCTTGTACCATATCTATAAACTCATCTTTATAATTCTCTAATTGACTTTCAGATTGACCTAATAAAGCATTTATTTCTCTCATGCCTTTATCAAATTCCATTTGAAAATCAGTAAAACTTCTTGTAATTTCTTGAAAACCTAAACTAAACCCCGCAAAATATGTAACTCTAGATAGTGTATAAATCAAACTATTAACATTATAATAAGTGTCTTGCATAGTATCTACTACAGTTTTTCTAGTTCTTTGAGCTTGATGTTCTAAGTCTTTTACTTGCCTTTGATATTGTTTAAAAGTCGAGTTGTCTATTTTTCTATTAGATTGTTTATTTAAAATTTTTAATTCTTCTTGTAATTTAATAACGGTTCTTCTTGTATCATCTAAATCTTTTTTATTCTGTTTAGAAATTCTTGGCCTAGAACTAGTTGCTGCTAAGTCTTTTTCCATTTGAGATAATTTAGAAGTTAAATCCAAAATGCGTTCTCTATTTTTTAAATCTTCGTTAGCAGCTCTTTTTTTATCTTTAACTCTTTGTTTTTCTAAAGCAATAGATTGTTTAACATTATTAATATTTTTTTGTATTGCTTGAGACTCTTGCTTAGACGTTTCTGCAGATAATTGATGAACATTTTGAGCAGTTTTACCATATTCTTTATTTTGTACAACTAACTCTTTCATTTTTGATTCTAATCTTTGATATTCATCTGTAGATAAGTCTTGTGAATTTAAGCGAAGAGTTTCTGATAATTTTTGCAACTCATTTTCAAATCTATTTGAATTTTTAGTTATTTCTTTTTGAACAGATTTATATGTATCTAATCTGCCAACTAAATTGTCTATTTCTTTTTGATAATTTTGTATTTGTTTAGCATCAAACGCTCTTGGGTCTTTAGAAATAGCTTCCATCATTTCTTTTACATCTTTAGTTAATTTATTTATTTGTTGTTCAGTTTGCTTAATAGTTGAATTATCTAAAAAACTTATATTTTTACCAGATTTTTGCATATTTCTAAGAGATTTATCTAACTCTTTTAATGAATTAACAGCAGTATTCCCTAGTTTATCTTTAATTGTTTTAGACATTTTAACGATTGATTCAGTTGTTTGGTCTATAGGATTCTTTAAATTTGCTGTAACATCTACAGATGTTCCTTCTGAACCAAATACTTGTTCTATTGCTTCTTGTGTTGCCCCAGTTAATTCTATTAAATCACTAAAAGAAAGCCCCAACTCTTCAAGTTGGTTATTAATATAATCTGGAACTTTAATTTTAGCAATAGTTTGCTCAGCTTTTTGAAAAGACTGAGTCTGTTTATCATAAAATTCATTAGTTTGTCTTGTAACGTCTTCTAAAGATAATTTGAAGTTTTCGGCCATATTAGTGCCGCCGGCTTCATCAATACTTTTTAAGATTTTTCTTATATTTTCTTCCAATTCTTTCAATTGGCGGTCAGCTTGTTTAGCATCTACATTAAATTTTAAGTTATAAAACATTTCTGACATATATTATCACCAACTTTTTATGTGTTTTGCCCTTTTAAAAATGCTTCAATTTCATCTTCAGACATGGCATTAATGTCTTGAACATTATTATCATTATTATAAACTATTTTTGATGCTTCAGATAACAGTAAAATTTGTGGTAACGACATTTCCCACATTATGTGATTTACGCTATATCCCATATTGCTAGCAAGTCCAAAAACCATTTGTGATAATTTTAACCTTGAGTTTTGAACGTTTGTTGAACCGCTAGCAGTTGAGCTAAAAAACGCTCAACATCCCCAAAATTAATTACTTTTTGTAAAATAAAAATTAAATCATTAATACTAACTCCAAATTCTAAATCTTCTGCAGTTAATTCGCTTCCATCATATTTTCTTGGGTCTTTATTATTTACTATTAAAGCTATGATTTCACAAACTTCTGAAATGTACTCATCATTTTCAATTAGTTGCCATATTTTAGCTAATATTGAAGTCATAATATTTTTAGATTTTGTTTGTTCTTTTAAATCATCAAAATTGAAATCAATTTTTGTTAATAATTCTTTTACTTTTTTAAATACAAGTCTTTGCACACCTAAAGAAACTGCACTAATATAATAAGTTTTACCATTTATTTCAAGAGGTATCGGCGTATTAGCTAAATGGTCTTCTTCTTCTCTAACATTGTATTTTTCTTTAAACATTTTTTCTTGTTTAACCCTATCTTTTTTTATTTTTTCTTGAACATATTGGTCTAATTTTTCTTTGGTAAATTCTACTTTCTTTTCCTCAGACATTATGTTATTCCTCCTTATAAATAAATAGATAAAAACGGAGCTAATATAAGCCCCGTTTTAATTATACAACACTTTTTTTTATTTTTTTATAATACTTGTATTCCTACTCCAGAAGTTCCTGTTTCTGGTGCTAATACTTGACAAGTCAACTCAAGAGACGACCCATCAGAAGTATTAAACTCTAAAGTAGAACTTGGTGCAATTCTAGCTCTTGCAATATTAAACTTTAATTGGGTTAGCCCACTGCTTGCTCTTGTAGTTAAAGACATCGCTTTTTCTACATTTGCTGGTAATCCAGATGGAAATAGCACTGTACTCGAATTAACTGCTGTTCCACCAAACGCTAAAGCTAAATTCTCTGCATCACAACTTCTTAGCGTAATTGTAATTTCTTTAGGTGCTCTAATAGATACAATTGCTTCTGGGTCAGCTGATTGGTCTGACATAATCTCTACATTTTCTTCTGTTTGAGTAAAAGTAGCTCCACCAATTGTCTTACCTAAATCAATAGGGTTTAAAGAAGTAGCTAAACTAGCATCTGTAGCATTAATAGATGTAGTATCATACAATGTTATATTTTCTAAACTAAAAACTATTTTTGGAGTTGCCATTTTTTTTCACCTCTCTATGAAGTTATTAAATTAAATTGAAATACTTGTGCCGATTCGTTAGGACTAAAATTATCTACAAATGGGTCTAAAATAACCGGCTCTGCAATATCAGCAATCCCAACATTTTTAAATGAATCAAAATTATTCTCTAAAGCTGTAAACAAAGTATCAGAAATACTTTCATACCAATTAAAATCTATTTTATTATTTATTAAAGGAGTATAAAATGTAAGTCTAATAGTTGGGGTTCCGACAAAATTAGCAGTTTGATTATTATTCAATAAACTAATAACACAACGTCTATCTGAACCAACACTATACGTCTTTTGAATATTTTCAGGTTCAAACTCTGGAAAATTGTCATGAATAAATTTCCAAAATTGGTCTAAAATCTTTTTATGTTCTAATTTATGTAAATACATTATTTATTCACCAACTTTTGAGGATTAAACAGATATTCTACAGACATATCTATACTTCTTTGAACTATTCTTTCAATAGCTGGTTTTAACTTAGTTTCAAATCTATAAGTCATTAACCTTGCTAACGTCGATAGCACTGCATATCCTCGTTCTACCTCTAATGGTAAAGCATAAAAAACAGGAGTCATAATAATTAAATTAAAATTTCCTTTATCAGCTTGTTGAACTACTGAAGGCACTGTTCGTTGAATTAATCCACTTAAATCTACTATATCTACACCTGAGCTTCGCTTACCAGGAGGTAATGGGTCTGGTTTATGAGTTTCGTCAATACTCTCTGAACTATGTATCAATCCATTATATAAAACTATACTAGTAATTGAAGAAGTTAATATTCCTGTAACATCATCATACTCTTTCCAATTAGGAAATTGTTCTAACATTGCTTGAGCTTCATAATCTAATAAATCTAAAATTTCTTTTAACATTTTTATTTTAATTTTTTCTGGCATAAATCCTATTTTAAATTTTAAAGCCATAATATCACAACTCTCTTACCATAACAAGCTCTAAATGAGTATCAAATACTTTTTCAGAAATAATTTTAAATGGTTTAGTTTCTGTGCCTATATAAGCTTCATTGTTAACATTTACTTTAAATAATGGAACAGGTTCCACAAACAATCTTCTAACTTCAACTGGATAACCCCAATTATTTGTCATATTAATATCTATTCCATCCTGGTAATGTTGATAATCTTCATCCATAACAGTTACTGTTCCTATTACAGTTTCAATTTCAGAAATAGGGTTACCATAATCATCAATACCTGATTCTAAACTTACAAATTTTATTAAAGGCATAAATTATCAACTCCTATACTTAAAGAAGCGTCGCCTTATTTTATCAGCTTGGTTTATCAAATCTTGTTTTTTAAAGTCTTTAGATATATCTCCTTTAGTATAGTTATAAAACAAATCTGGATTTTCAACAATAGCGTCTAATATATCAGCTTTTGCTAACATTAATTTACCTTCGTTAGACTCATCAAAAATATCAGTGGCTGATAATCCATGAAGCATCAAAAAAGTTGTATAAGAACTATCATTTAATATCTTATTTTCATCATCTATCATTAAACTTTTTATCATTTCTAAATTAGTTTTATCAGCCACGAGACTTCACCTACCAATTTTCTAAAAGTTTTTTCTTTAAATCTTCGTTTGTTTCTATAACAGCATATTCAACGTTTCTTTCTTTTAATGCTGCCATAATGTCTTGCCTTTTCATTTTATCTATTTTATCTTCAACTGATTCTTCTTTATCTTGTTCAGGTGTAACATTTTTAGGTTCTTTTGGTGTTTTAGGTTGCTCTATTTTTGTAAAAGCTATTGGATTAAATTCTGAATCTTTTATTTCAAGTGTTTCATTTGCTCCATACCATTCCCCTTGATATTTCACACTGGTTCTGGTTTTAACAATCATTTGCTTCATCTCCTATCAATATTATTGAACAGTTGCTATTACAACATGGTCTGCAGAATCAAATGAAGGAAGACAAACTTGTGATACTTTTGTTTCTAAGTTTACTGGGTCTTTTGTAGTATATTGAGCAATAGCAATTGCATTATTTACCAACGAAACATCTGCATCAGTCATTCCACCAAGTAAATCTGCTTCTTCAGGAGTAGTTCCATACCATGTATTTCCTAAAAGGCCAGATGGGAACAATGTAAATGTATTATCTGGGAAAAACTTAGAAGTAGCATATCCTGTAAATCTACCTGTATCAGAATCATATGTAGGAGCTTGATAAACTTTATCATATACTAAAATTTCAATTCCTAAATTTTCAGCAAAAAAGTTCTTTAATTGGTCTCCAGATACATATGCTTGTTGAGAAGCAAATAATCTAAATTGGTCTTTAACTTGATTATTCTTTAAAATATTTTTCCATACACTTGAATTACAAATCGCTCTTGTTGGTTCAATACCAGTTCTATTCAATACATCTTCTTTCCAAGTATTTATATCATCAATAATAGTAGCGTCTACATTATCCCATGTATCAGTACTTGTTAATGTTTTAAAATTATCAGCTGGTACTCTAAAATCATATTCCAATTGTTGTTCATTTTCGGTAATACTTATTTTTCCAGTAGCAAGCATCTGCATTCTCATTCTTTCAGATACAGTTCTTGCACCTTCCAATAAGTTATTAATATCATCATATACTAATGAAATCATTGATTGTAACGCTGGGTTATTAGCTGATGCTTCTCTCATCATCAATAATTGTTGTCTATTTTCTTCAGATAAAATATATGCTTCTTTAAAATATGGCATCTTAGCTGAAAGTGCTTCAAATCCAATTCTCTCTCTATATGTAACCTTAGAATCAAAAGCAGCTGGTTTAAGTGCTACTGGGGCACCTTTTGAACCTTTTATCATTTCTAAGTTTAATCCTAACTTCTTTTGTTGTGGAAACAAAACTTCTCCAACATAAGGCTGAGAATTAGACCAAATTTCTGATATTTGCGCAGAAATTACGCTAGGTTGTAAATATTTATAACCTGGAATTTTTGTGTTAGGCATTTGTAATCAACTCCTTATAATATGTGAATATCTTTAATATCTAAATTCAAATAAATCTCTTTTGATTGTGTAGATGTTACTCCACCAAGGTCTGGAAGTTTATTTACATCTACAAATCCATGAATTAATACTGACCCGTTTCCATTTTTTAAAGTAGAAGTCCCTGGAGCAGCATAAAATTCAACGTCATTCATTAAAAAACCTATTCCATCAGCAGCTAAAGTTGCAACATCAGTTGTAACAGTAGAATTAGTTACTACAGAAGCTTCAAGTGGTGTTGTAGCCCCAGTTCCTAAAGTTCCTTTTACCAATGTGCCTGCTGGTAAAAATTTTACACCATCATCTCTTGTAACAGTGCCTACTGGGCTAATAACAGCAGGAACAGATACAAAATGATTATATTTTAATATATTTTGCCCAATACCTTTAAATTCTGTTTTCATCATTTTCAAAACACCTCACTTAATTTTTAAAATACGGATTTTTTGGTTGCTGATATCTCGAGCTAGTCATCTTTTTAACATCCTCAATTAATTTTTCATCTTCATTTTTTGTTTCATTCTTTTTAGTAACAGACTTTCCAATTGATTGTTGAGATTTTTTTGTCAGTTGTTCGACTTTGTTGTTAACTAAGCCTTCCACCGATTTTGCAAAATCATCAACAACTTCGTAAATATCTGTATCTTCTTTTATATCTAAAAATTTAACTAATTCTGGGTCTAATCCTTTAGATGTTAATATTTTTTGTGCTTCATTTTCTTTTCTTTCTAAAGCTAATTCTCTTCTTTCTTGTTCTATCTCTGCTTGTTGTCTTTCATATAATTCTTTGTATTTTTTTTCAGCTTTTAGTTTTTCTTCTTCTTGTTTCTTTTGAAAATCTTTATAAATTTTCTCCCTTTGCGTTTTTAACGCTTTAGTAACAATCTTATCTGCTCTTCTTTGCAATTCTTTTTCTAATTCTTCTGGCGTATATTCTATTTTTTTATTTGTTATTTCTTCTTCTGTTTCTTCTACATCATTTTCTACTTCACTATCATTTTCTATTGCTTCATTGCTTGTATCTTCTATGTTGTCATCTACAACTTCACCATCTTCAGCAAATAATTGTAAATCAAACTTCATTGGTTCTTGCTCTACAGCAATTCCCATGTTTTCTTTCAACATATTAACTCCTCCTTAATATATGTTCAAGTTAATTATATCACTATTTCACGTAATTTACAACTGGGTGTCTTTTTTATCATCGCTTTGATTAGGTATTGATTGATTTTCAAATTGTTTTGTTTCATTTGTGTTAACATCAGTGTTTTGCTCAAGTATCTGAGCAGAAACTTTTTCCCACATCTCATCCGCTGGTAGCCCGAACAACTGAGCTGTTAATTGTACTGCTGTTTTGTGGTCAATAAGGTCATTATTTTTAGAAGATACAATCTGATTAATTCTATCATTCTCATTATATTTAACTACAGGGTCAAGTTTAATACGTGTATCATTTTTAATTCCACCATCTAAAAGCGTAGAAATTTCAAACAAATTATGCAAAGAATCAACCAATATGGCTCTATAAGATTCAATAATACTTACAAGATTTAAGATTTTTAAATAAATAGCATATCCAGACATAGAACTGCCACCAGCTATATCGTTTAACAATAATTCTGGATATTCCAAAGTAAGCTCTTTTTTCTTTTTGTCTTTTTCTGCAGCTAAATATTGAACTACGCTGCCTTGCATTTCCAAAAAGTATAACTTACCACCTTCAGGGGTCTCCATATAATTGTATTGCCCTGCTCTTCTTGGCTCAGTATTAAATTCCCCATCTTCAGTTTCTTCAAAATTAACATTACCAATCAAAGTTGGGTCTGCATGAATACTAAAAATATCATCTAATTTACCCTTATCTAAATTAATGTCTACAAGCAAAGCAGAAATGCCTTCAACTCTTGATACGTTGTCTTCGTTGTCCGTTTTAACTCCAGGGAATTCAACTACAGGTATAATGCCTGGTATAAATGGGTAGTCTTCATCTTCTCTATCATCATCATATGTATATTTAACTTTTAAAACACCTTCATCATTGTAATAATATTCTTTAGAAACTCCATCACCTTGTAATAATATCCTTGTAATATTTCCCCTCTGGTCATACTCAATTTCTGGAACATCATCAGTACTAAAAACATCATATTGTATTATTTGTTCCTTAACTATGTTACCATTTCGTAACACTTGTTCTTCTTTGGCAACAACATCAACAAAACAGTTCCCATCTAACAATTGGTTTTTAACAATTTCTGGTATGTTTAAGTAAAATTTATTTTGTTTCATATATTTTTCGCCTGTTCCAGTGATTAATAACCCTTTTGTAATCAAAGCTATGTCTATATCAATAATTAAAGAAACTGGATTATAAGTAATATCAGGAACTTGTGGAAAACTATTTGCAGCTAAGTCTTTAAACTCTTCAGCTCTTTTTTTGTATAAAAGCCAATATTCTCTTGCCATTTATTCTCATCTCCTAACTTTACGACCATATTTATTTCTACCTAATTTTAAAAGCTTCATTCTACCTGTTTTACCATTAAATAATGGCTCAACAGCGTATCTTAATGCAGCAATGCTATCGTCGTTGTATTCAACTGGTTCATCTAAAGTGTTGCCGTGTTTATCTTGCTTATATTTAAAAGTTTGTAATTCGTTTAATAAGTTTTGACAGCTTGGATGAATATGCAATCTTTTAGTTTTCAAAAAGTCTATGCCATACCTTTTAGAATGATTACCTTTTTTTGCACCGACTGCTCTTATCCCTGCTTGTTGAAATTCTAACTTTCTATCAGGTTCAGCTGAATCAACTATAACTTCTTGGCTTGGCGGTACACGTTCTAATATAACTTCTTTTAGTTGAGCGTTTGTAAGACCAGATTTAGCGAATTCATCGAAAATGTATAAATCATCGCCTCCGTTGTACCCAACTCTTATCAACGCTGACTTATGATTAAACCCAAAGTCAACCCCATTAAAAACTTTCTTATAATCATATTGATTTTGGCTAACGTTTGATTCTTTTGTCCAATTATCTTCAAATACCAAACCATCAATTACTGCAAACTTTCCTTCAGCATAAATCTGATAATAAGTCTTATCAATATTTATCAATTCTTCTAAAGTTCGTCTATATCCTTCATCCAAGAACCTATTATCTTTATAAGTTGTATGCAAAACCTTAGTCGTTTTAGGATTAGGATTATCAATAAACCTCTTCTTTGCCCATAAGTCAGGAGAAGTCGGGTTAAAAGTTAAAATATATTGAACATAAGGTGAGTTTCTAATACGTAAGTCCAATTGATTAAAGTCATTTTCATCCAACTCAGAAGCTTCTTCTATCCACATGTCTGTAGGGTTAGTTAAAGATTTAACTTTTTCCCTATTGTCCATACCAAAGAACAAGAACCTATTACCGTTCTTACACTCAATGTCCAATCTATTACCTTTTCCAGAAGGAATATCAAATAATTTTTCCACGTTCCAATCTGATATAACAGACTTTAACTGTTCAAATGCTGAGTCTCTTAAAGTATTCTTCGTTTTTCTAACAACTATTGTCCTTAAACTATGAGGTGGTGACACTAAATGCTTATAAATCAACTTCTGCGCCACAAAGTACGATTTTCCACTACCAGCTCCCCCATAAATCACTTCATACCTCGTTTTATTAAACAACAAAGGTAAATATGCCTCATTGAACACTTTTTTATTGATATTTACTTTAATTTCAGACATCTGCAATCACCTTTTATGTATCAAATTTTAGTTCATCACCGTCTTGGCTCTTCTTATTATTACCATCAAGCCCCTTATTCTCGTCATCATCTGTAATGTTTACAGTTATCTCATATCCACCTGATAGCTCAAGCTCCTTCCTATCTTGTTTAGTCCATTTTTTAGGAAATCTTCTTTCCAACATCCACTGAGCTGCTCCTTGTTTCCCTTGTTTAGCTTGTTCATAAAGATATGTTAAATACCTAAGCTCAGCTTCAGCTTCAGCTGATGCTATCTCAGTGCCCAATATTCTATAAGGATGGTCAAATGGCAATCTTTTAACTTTAGCTTCCTCCATCCACGCTTTAGCTTCATCAGGGTCAATACCTTCTTTCTTCAATGCAGTATCAACATGCACACCAACAATTATGTAAGACTTAATCTTTTTAATCTTCTCCATACTTAATGGAAAGTCTGGTTCGACATATCCTTTAGCTATCCACTTACTTCTTTGTTCCTCACCGACATAGTTCGCATCTGCAAAAATCTTTGCCTCATAATAGTTCAAATAGAACAACCTATAAGGATGTTCAGGGTTCGACTCATCTCTACCTCGCAGTATCCACTTATCAACCGTTTCTAAGTCCAATCCAGTTAAGTTACAAGCACTTTCTATCGTTCCACCATTTTTTATAACATTACAAAAACTTTTTATTATGTCCGTGCTTATCCTCTCTTTTTTGTCTATATACCCTTTCTCCACCCAAACTTTCTTCTCTTTAGTATATGTAGTCTCATCATTCATCTTCATCACTCCTTTGAAGATGCTCATCCCACATCTCCTGCACTGCATACCAGTCGTACGTCTTATCGCCTCTTAACAATTTTATCCTATCTTCACTACCCATAAAATTGCTCTTGTAATTTAACACTGCTCTATCTGTATATGTATTCGAAAGCTCTACATTAATGCTCCTTCTCCCTATAGCTTCCGCCGCAATCATTAAACTTCCACTCCCAGCAAACGGCTCAAATAACCACTGCCCCGCTTTTGTACTATTCTTCATAAGATACGTTAGCAGTTCTTTAGGCTTAGTGCTAAGGTGAACATCTGATTTGTTTGGCCGGTCAAACCTTAAAACACTAGATTGCTTCCTATCACTATACCACCTTCGATTTGCCCCCTCTTTCCAACCGTAAATGATACTTTCATGCGTGCTTTGATAATCATAATTACCCATGATTAACCTGCCTTTATCCCAAACAATATCTTGATGATAATGATACCCAACTTCTTCAAATGCCTTTTGAAAAATTAGTTTGCTCTTGTCTCCATAAAATATGTAAACAGGTGAACCATTTTGTGAATAATCTAACATAATCTTGAACACTTTCTTTAAAAAATGTTCAAATTCTTCTTTCGTCATCTCATCATTCTCTAATTGTATTCCATTCGTGCGTCGCTTTCGCCTCTTTAAATCAGCTTTGCTCCCTTTATTTAAAGCAACATTATAAGGCGGGTCTGTTATCACTGCATGAACTTTTCCACTAAATTGCCCTAAATCATCACTTGCTAACGACAACTCTTTAACTTTTTGTATATATCCTTCAACTTCTTCCCTGCTTGTACTATCACCACACAATAAATATTGATTACCTAAACTCCATATATCCCCTCTTTTAGTAAACGGCTCTTCTGGTACCTCAACTTCAGATTCATTACCACTATTCTCAGGTAACGCTTCTGCTAAAATTTCAGTTAACTCTTCATCTGTCATCCCAACTTCATACTTTAAATCACCTATAGCTTCTAACTCTTCTTTCAACATAGTATATGCCCAATCAGAATACTCCGCTGTCTTGTTATCAGCTATCCTATATGCTTTAACTTCTTCTTCCTTTAAATGGTCTGCTATTATTATCGGAACTTGCTCTAACCCTAACTCTTTCGCCGCAAGTAACCTTGTGTGCCCCGCTATAATTACAAACTCCTTGTCTACAATTATAGGATTATTAAACCCATATCTGGCTATGGATTGTTTTACCACTTCAACCGCTTTGTCGTTTATCCTAGGATTATTCTCGTATGGAATAACTTTATCTATACTAACCATCTGTACCTGATTCATTTTAACTCTCCTAACTTTAAGTCAACTAACCCTGAGTATTTTTGTTGAAAATCCTCTAGACAATTGTATAATATATTAATTGGAGGTTGCAATAAGTTAACCTCCATTTCTTCATTGTAAACTCTGTCTTCATATACCAAAACTAACCATACTTGTGATGTTTCTGTTATAACATCATATTCAATGTGTAAAGAACCTCTAACTCGTTCCCTTAATATAAAACCTATCTCTTTTATTAAAAATCCACCCATAAGTATAGGTTCAAATGCTCCGTATACCACGCTAACCACTCCTACAATTAATTATAACACCCTTTTTTGAGTCGTGTCAATGACTTCGTGTGTTTTTGAACCTCTTCTCAGCTCAAATCTAAAACCCAATCCCTGTAATTATTCTCAACTTTTAATGCCCCCCGTGTCTTTTTCTAAACCTGCTTTCAATGCGGGCGTGGGTAACACCCCCACATTGACTTTGTGCAAAAATGAACATACACCCCCACATAGTGAAAAACATCACTTGTAGATTCAAAAGCTTGAGAATTTTTTCACTAATAAGATTCAAAAGCTTGAGAATTTTTTCACTAATAAGATTCGAAAGCTTGAGAATTTTTTCACTTGTAGATTCGAAAGCTTGAGAATTTTTTCACTTGTAGATTCAAAAGCTTGAGAATTTTTTCACTTTTAGATTCAAAAGCTTGAGAATTTTTTCACTTTTAGATTCAAAAGCTTGAGAATTTTTTCACTAATAAGATTCTAAAAAAAAAGAAGGGCTTTAAAGCCCTTCAATTTATTTCGCTATCTTTTCAATTTTGACCTCGTATCCAGCAAGCCTTGCAGCTTGCTGTATTTTTTTTAAGTATCCATCATATCTTTCACTATGCGATTCCGAGGTACTGATAGAATTTAATCTAAAATTTGGATATACAAGGTCGTACGTGCCATTTGAATTCTTTTCTACCACATAATTTTTTACTTGAGATTTTTTTAGCAGCCCTCTCTCAGACACCAGTTTTAATAATTCCTCATTTGTCAATACTTTTTTCTCTGTCATTTTTTCATCACTCCTTTATGAGTTTTTTTTGCATGCATTTTTTTACAAAATGCTTAATTTGTAATCCTGTATCCACATCTATCTCTTTTACATGTACGAGATAGACTAATAAGACATCAATAGTGTCTATATCAATTTTAAGCCCGCGCTTTTGCATTTGGTTCCAAAAAAATTCCTCAGGACTCATATTCCTCTCAAGTATTCGCAATAATTCTACCTCCCATGCTTTATCTTCCATTTTTTACCACTCCTTTTTTTTTGATTTCGGATACTTTTTTTGGTATCCGATTATTTATATTCTACCGCGCGAATATTACTAAAATATGTTGAAAATGTAAAATATACATGAAGAAAAAAGATATTTTTTTCATGATGAAAAAAAATGAAAAGCACTTTTTACCTCTATTTTACACCATCACATTTGTTTTTAACCTTTTTT